ACTAAAGAGTATGGTTTTAAAGCAACAGATCCATCTATTGAATTACAATTAAGAATGAGAGAAGTAGGATCAATAGAAGCTATGAAAGATATTAAAGAGCAATACATGAAATATATTGCTAGAGTACAAGGTGCACATCCTAAAACAGAATTAGGAATTAATATGCACAACATTATGAATAGTCAAATGTCTTTAGCTGAGTTTAGTAGAGAAGTAACTAAAACAAGATTAAAAGGTATGCAGAATGATATTCCAGAAATAGCACAAGCTGCAAGAATTACACAAGATAAAGTGTATGGCCCAATAGGTAAAGAAATGCAAGAACTAGGCATTCGTAAATTACCTATTGAAAGAGAATTAAATTTTTGGAAAGGTACTATGGACACAATGAAAAAGAAGGGTGAAACTTCTAAATCATTTAAGTCTAAAGTAGATGGTACTACATCACAATATTCTGCAACAGAAATCAAAAATAAAATTGCTAAGTTAGAAGAAAGACTAAAAGCGTCAGATAGTTTAATAAAAGATTATGTAAATATTATTTATAATAAAACCAATATAGATAAAAACAAAGAATTATTTAAAAATATAATTAGAGAAGATCTAATTAAAAGAGGAAAGTATATTAATGAAAAAAAATTAAATACTTTAGTAGATGATCTAGCAGGACATTTTCCATTTCAAAGATTTGAAAAAACAAAATATACTGATGATATTAAAGATCTTGTATTTGAAAGATATGCTTTTAATAGACCTAGATATGCTAGAGCTACAAGAGCTAGAGAGTTAAACCTTCTACCAGAAACACAAATGAAATTAGTAGATAATGATTTTATAGTTAGTGATATTTTTTCACTTATGAAAACATATTACAGACAAGTAACTCCAGACATTTTATTTACTAAAAAATACGGAGATCCAAATGGTCTAGGATATAAATACATAGATGAAGCTGAATCAATGACGTTTCCTGGACTATATCAAGTAGCTGAAGAATATAATATTAAAGCGTTTAAAGCTAAAACTAAAGATCAAAAAGTTAAAATTATTAAAGAGAGAAACAAAGTTTTAGAAGATCTAGAAGCTGGTATTGAGCTGGTTAGAGGTACATATGGATTACCTGCTGATCCTCATGCTTGGACATCTAGAGCTATGAGAACAATGAAACATTATAATGCTTTAACAATGCTTACAGGTTTTTTTGCAGCAGTAGCTGATGTACCAAGAACTATTATGACATCTGGTATTCAAAGAGGTTTTAAAACTCAGTTTGAAATGTGGGCAGACATGCTATCAAATAAAAAATTCGGTATCTTCAAAGCAGGTAAAAAAGAAGCTCAGTCTTTTGCAGAAGCAGTAGATATGGTTACAGGACAAAGAGCTATGTTATTTTCTGATATAGGAGATATGTTTGGTATGTCTTCTAAAGTAGAAGGTATGATGGGTAAAGCAGCAAACTTTAACTTTATGTATATTAACATGATGTCTAGATGGACAGAATTTATGAAAAGTGCAGCATCTGTTACTATTGGTTCTAGAATCTTAGAAGACTCTGTTAAATGGAGTAAAGGTACTTTATCAGATAAATTTAAAACTAAGTTAGCAGCTTCTGGTATTGATGAAGAAGTAGCAAAAAGAATTGCTAAAATGTATGAACAACATGGTACTAAAACATTATATAATCGAATGGCTAATTCAGTAGAATGGACTGATGATTTAGCTAAACAAAGATTTGGTGCAGCATTAAATAAAGATATTAATATTACAATTGTAACGCCAGGCAAAGGAGATACACCTTTGTTTATGAACTATGAACTTGCTAGTACTATTGTACAGTTTAAAAAATTTGCAATGGCTTCTACACAAAGAATGTTAATGAGAGGTATGCAAGAAAGAGATATGGATTTTTTATTTGGTTCTATGTTGTTAATGGGATCTGGTATGTTAGTAGATGCAGTATATAGTGAGTTTAGATTTAACAAAGATTATTCTAAAAAATCTTTAACTCAAAAACTATTAGCAGCATTTGATAGATCTGGATTAGGTGGAATATTTGTAGATGTTAATAGATCTATTGAAGCTCTTACAGATAATAGAATTGGTATAGCTCCATTAATGGGTGAAGGTAAACCTTATGGTTCTTCTATGAAATCTAAAGTAGGATTGCTTGGGCCAAGTGCATCACAAATTTATAATGTGTTTGATATTATGTATGATGTAGGTGGTAATTCATATAATCATTACACAGCACGTAATGTGCGTAGATTAATTCCATTTCAGAACGTATGGTACTTAGATTGGTTATTTGACGATATAGAAAAAGGGCTTCGATAATGAGTATAATAATTTCAGATGTAGAACCACGAGTTCAATATACAGCAACAGCTGGACAAACTAGCTTTACTGTAGGATTCGAGTTTTTTAATAATGCAGATTTAAAAGTATTTAATGGTACAACACTATTAACTTTTTCTGCATCACCAGCAGATGCAACAGAATATTCAGTATCTGGTGCAGGACAAACTGGTGGTGGTTCTATTACATTAGGCGCACCTGGTGCAACACTTAATGATATAATTACTATATCTAGAGATGTTGCTATTGAAAGAGTTACAGACTTTCCAACATCTGGTGCTTTTCAAATAGGATCATTAAATACTGAATTAGATAAAATTATTGCTATGTGTCAGCAATTAGAAAGAGATTTAAAATTCTCTCCAAGAGCTGCAGCAACAACAGCAAATACATTTGATATTACTTTTCCAAACCTTGCTGCTAATAAAGTATTATCAGTTAACAGTGCAGGTAATGGATTAGAGTTTGCACAAGATATAACTGATATTGTAACAATTGCAGGAATAGCTAGTGATGTAACAACAGTTAGTGGTATAGCATCAAATGTAACAACAGTTGCAGGATCTGTAACTAATGTAAATACAGTAGCATCAAATATAGCTAATGTTAATACTGTTGCAACAAACATAGCTGACGTTATTACTGTTGCAAATGATTTAACAGAAGCTGTATCTGAAATAGAAACAGTTGCATCTGATTTACAAGAAGTTTCTTCAGAAATAGACACAGTTGCAAGTAATATTGTTCATGTAAATGCTGTTGGAAATAACATAGTAAGTGTTGTTGCTGCAGGAACTAATGGAGCAAATATTTCTACAGTTGCTGGAATTGATTCTGATGTAACTACAGTAGCAGGTATATCTTCTAATGTAACAACTGTTGCAAACGATACTGCTGACATTGGAACTGTTGCTACAAATTTAACAGGTTCAAACACTATAGGAACAGTTGCAGGTTCAATATCTAATGTAAATTTAACAGGTGGTTCAATCACCAACGTAAATACAGTTGGTACTAATTTAAGTGGAGCTAACACAATAGGAACAGTAGCTACTAATATAGTTAATGTTAATACTGTCGGTGGTATAGATTCAGATGTAACTATTGTTGCAGGAATTGATACTGAAGTAGTTGCTGTTGCAGGAGATGCTACAGATATTGGTTTAGTTGCAACAAACATTGGAAGTGTATCAGCAGTAGGAAGCGACTTAGCAAATAATTTTTCTTACATAGAAGACAATGGTGCAATCACAGACGCAGTAACCAGTACATCTGGTACTTCTTTAGTTGAAACTGTAGCTGATGATATTGCAAATGTTAATACTGTTGCAGGTATCTCACCTGATGTAACTATAGTTGCAAACAATAATACTAATGTAACTACAGTTGCTAATAATATTTCTGGTGTAAACTCTTTTGCAGATAGATATAGAGTTGCATCTTCAGATCCAACAACTTCTTTAGATGAAGGAGACTTAGTATATAATTCTACTGCCAATGTTCTTAAATACTATGATGGAAGCACATGGAATCCAGTAGTTGCAGGTGCGTTGACGGATATTGTGCAAGATGGTACTCCACAATTAGGTGGTGATTTGGATGGTCAAAATAATAACCTAAATAACATAGGAACAATTGATGGTACAAATCTGCAAATAGATTTTGGTGGACTGTAATATAAAAATATGTATAACAATTTAGTATTAAGGAGTATAATATAACATGGCAAAACGACTACAACATAGAGGTGGTACAACATCTCAACATTCAACTTTTACAGGTGCAGTTAGAGAAGTAACTGTTGATACTGATAAAAATACTCTAGTAGTACATGATGGTGCTACAGCAGGTGGTCACCCTTTAGCTACAGCAACAAATTTTACATCTACTGGTATAGATGATAATGCTACAAGTACATCATTAACAATCGCATCTGATGGAAGAACTACTTTAGACGCAACAAACGAAAAAGCTCTTGTTGTTCATCATTCAGATGGAAACACTGTTAGAATTGGTATGAATAATGATATTACAAACTCTAACGAAATAGCTTTTGAAGGTACAAGTTTTGTAGTTAAGCCTGGTGGATTTGAAAAATTTAGAATTGATAGTTCTGGTAACGTAGGTATTGGCGAAACATCAATGGATGCTCTTTTAGTAATTAAAGGAGATAGTAATAGTTCTACAAATCCATCAATAAGATTAAAAGATGGTACTGATTCTAGAGAAGCAATTGTATCAAATCAATCTGGAGATTTAGTTTTAGCTACTATGAATAGTAGTGATAATGTTATTGATAGTGCAATAACAATTTATACCAGTCAAATGATATTTAAAACAAATGGTTCAGAAGCTATGCGTTTCGACAATTCTCAAAATGTTGGTATTGGTACAACTTCTCCATCAAATAAATTAGTTGTACAAACTACAAGTGACCCAAGTGAAGGCACAATAATTGTACAAAGAAATTCTGAAGCATCAGGTGCGTATTGTGGTTATGCGTTTAGAACAAATGCTAGTAATACAGATTTTGCTAAAGGTGCAATATATTTTGAAGCAGATGGCACAGGCTATGGTAGAGGAGATATGCTATTTTGTGTTGATGGAGGTGCAACAAGTCCAAATGAAGTTAGACCATCAGATGAAAAGATGCGTATCGATAGTGGTGGCAGTGTCTTAATAGGTGGAACTAATACTGACCCAGCAGTAAATGGAACTGAAAGTATAGCATTAAGACCATTTGGTCGTCTTTCTTTGAATGTTGATGGTTCTGTTGCTGCAAGAATAGGAAGAACTAGCACTGATGGTTCAATAGTTGCTTTTTATCAAGGTGGAACTCAAGAAGGAGATATACAAATAAACGGAACTACTACATCTTATAATGGTTTTACAGGAACTCACTGGTCAAGATTTACAGATAACTCTACACCTACAATTTTAAAAGGAACAGTTTTAGAAACTTTAGATGAAATGTGTGATTGGTATAATTTAGAATTTGATATAACTACAACTAAACAAGATAAAGATGGTAATGATGTTATAAATACTATTACTAAAAAAATACCTCATGTATTATTAGATACTCAGTCTAATGGAGATGTAATTACTTACAACCACGAAGGAACAGATTATCAAGCAACGATTGTTAAAGAAGGTGACATCAAACACATGAAAGCAAAAGTATCAAATACAGTAGATGCTAAAAATGTTTATGGTTTATTTGTGGCTTATGATTTAGATGGTGAAGGCTATAATGATTTTTTTGTAGCTTCTGTTGGTTCATATGTCGTTAGAATAAAAGCTAATGAAACAATCGCTAAAGGAGATTTACTTCAATCCAATGGAGATGGAACTGCTAAAGTACAATCAGATGACAATATTAAATCTAGCAGTTTTGCAAAAGTATTATCAACAACGATAATAGAAACTTATGAAGATGGTTCTTATTTAGTTCCATGTTCATTAATGTGTTAATAATAATATAAGGAGATAAACTATGGCAATAACATACGAATGGTCTTTTCCAAACTTTGAAACAGATTCAGAGAATGCAGTTAAGACAATACATTGGAGATATACAGCAGTAGATGGAGAACACTCTGCATCTATGTATGGCTCTTGTGCAGGTTCAGATGGTATGAACTTTGATGCTATGACTAAGGAGCATTGCGAAACTTGTGTTCTTGAAAATCAAGATACAACAATTGAAGATATGCAAAGCAACTTGTCTGCACAAATCGAAGAACAGAAAGCACCTGCATTGACATCTAAAACTAAAGAGTGGTAATGAAATTTTCTTTTGAAAACAAAGACTACGATACTGATAATATATCAGATAAAGGTAAACTTTATGTTGGTAAGCTACAAAAAATAGCTAACGACCAACAAATGCTTAGTTCACAGTTTGAAGATAATACATTCTTACAAACTAAATATACTGAGCTGTTAAAAGCTGAACTTCCTAAAAATGAGGAAATTAAAGAAAATAAGGCAGAAGCTAAAGAAGACTAATGCCTAAAAAAAAAATTACATCTAAAGTTTATCCAGAAGTAGCTGCAGGTGTAAGATTATCAGCGCATGAAAAAATATGCGCTGAAAGAATGAAAAACTTATTAACATCAATTGAAAGATTAGAAAAAAAAGTAGATACATTATCTGACAGTGTTTCTAAAGGAAAAGGAATAGTAGCTGTATTAGTTTTTTTAGGTACTTTATTAGCAGGAGTTTTAGGATATTTTAATTTTAAATGAAATTTATATTAGTAGTATGGGTTTGTACCTTTACTAGCAATCAATGTAGTCCACCTGTAGAACACGATAAAATATATAACTCATGGAATGAGTGCGTTGTTGAAGCTTATAATTATAGTACTAATTTTCTTGCACAACAAAAAACAGAAGATGTTAATGAATTTAGATTAGCAACTAAATTTTTGTGTAAGGAAATAGAAAATGTTTAAAGGTCATAGAGTAATTGTTATTGGGGATGCACATGATTGCCCTCATATAAAACAAGATAGATTTAAATGGATAGGTAAATATATTAAATCTGTTAAACCAGATTATATTATACAGATAGGTGATTGGGCATCTTTTGATAGTCTAAGTTTTTTTCAAAAAAATAGTTCACAAGCAGGTAAGCTTAAAGATGCTTACATGGTAGATATAGATTCATTAAGAAGCTCTATAGATATATTAGACAAACATATTGATAATGATCTTATACCAAGACATATTACTTTTGGTAATCATGAAGAACGAGTCTATAGGTTTGAGGAAAATATTCCAGAGATAGCAGGTATGATGAAAAAAGAGCTGCATGATTCTTTTGATAATCGTAATTGGAAAAGATCTAAGTATGGTGCTTTTAAAAATATAGGTGGTGTATCATTTACACATTGTCCATTAAATATAATGGGTAAAGAATATGGTGGTAAGAACTGTGAAGTACAGGTAGCTAATGATGCTACTAACGATATTGTATTCGGACACACTCATAAATTTAGAGATTGGAAAGCTCCAAAGATTGGAGATAAAAATTATGTTAGAGTAGTTAATGTAGGATGTGCGTTGCCACATGACCATGTTGAAGATTATGCTAAGATGAATTTAACTGGATGGTCTTGGGGTATAGTTGAACTCGGTATCTGGGACAACCATATACAAGAAAGTCAATTTATATCTATGGATAGACTGGAGAAAACATATGATAACTGATGGTACAAATTTTGCTAAATATAATAATTTTAGTAGCAACGAGTTTAAATGTAAATGTTGTGGAAAATTAAAAATTTCTGAAATAGTTTTAGACTTTTGCCAGACATGGCGTAATCATATTCAAGAAGGTGTTACAATTACTTCAGCTTACAGATGTCCAGAACACAACAGTAAAGTTAGTTCTACTGGTGACAGTGGGCCACATACTACTGGGTTTGCTGTTGATATAGCAACATCACCACAAAAACAATATCAGCTGTTAGACTTTGCTTTGCATTGGGATCCAAAACCTACAGGTATTGGTATAGCAAAATCATTTACTCATCTTGATTGGTTAACTGTAGATGTTGATCAGAAGTATGTAGTAAGACCTAACGTATGGAAATATTAATATGTGGTTAAGTGCAATAAAACTTGCAGTCCAGGCAGGATCGCATATATACAAGAAAAAAAAACAAACCCAAATGCTTATGGCAGATGCACAAATGCGTCATGCTGAGCAAATGAGTAGAGGTGAACTTGAATATAAGGCAAAAATTATTGAAAGCAATGATAACGGTTGGAAAGACGAATTTGTACTTATCCTTGTATCTTTGCCTATTCTTTTATTGGGTTGGTCTGTTTTTTCTGACGATCCAGAAATACGTAATAAATTAGATTTATTTTTTGAGTATTTCAAAAATTTGCCATATTGGTATCAAGCAATTTTTATCGGTGTAGTATCGGCGATTTATGGACTCAAGGGTGCTGATATTATGAGAAAGAAATGAAACGCCAACATAACACAGCTTTGATTGCTTTACTTGGTACAATACTTTTAGGTTTATCTACTTATGTTTTAATAACTATAGTTGAATTACAAATTCATATTGGAATGTTATCAGAAGAAATAATGAATGTTGATAAACAAATAGGTAGAATATATAATTTTATTGATAGCGTTAGACAAAAATAATGTGGTGTGTAATTTGGAAACAGAATGATCTGTATAAAATGTTTACAAATTTAATATTTGAATCTGAAAAAAAAGCTACCGAATTTAAGAATCAACAGAAGTCTATGCGAAAAGCTCATGATTGTAGAGCTGTACCCTATATGTACGATTATTTTAATGGAATGGCTAATTTAGACCATTTAAATAGCTCTGAGAAGCCACAGGATAGCTAAATAGACCACATTCGGTATCATTGGGTACAATATATATAAAGGCTGTTTGCGTAGCTCTATGACAGTTTATTGCCTGTTTCAACAAAATGATCAGATTCTAGCTCTGCTAAAGCTCCTTGAAGTAGATCTATAGCAAATTTCTTATTATTATAGTTGGATGCTATCTGCATTACATTAGATACCAAAGCAACTTGAGCTGCATCTATAGTATTACCTTTAAGTAAATCAATAGTAACAGTATCAGCAATGTTATCAAATAAATGTACTACTTCTTTATTAGATACTTTTCTTAATTTAAATATATCTCTTAAGCATATTATTGTTTTCATATCTTAAGATTATTATGAAATTCGGAAGCTCACACCTCACATAAAAAAAAGTAAGCATCAAGTAGAGTAAACCATGACAGGTGTATATTACTATTTAACCTTACTGGACTACTTGATACTTACTCACATGATCTTAATCAGCAGCAGGACTTTAGCCTTGAATTGTTAAGTCTAAGACTGATATTATCAATTCAAATACAGGTTCTAGCTTACCTATTTGTCGTCACAAATTCTTTTACTGTAGGCGCAATCAATTCAAAGTATTCATACGCCTACAGTTAACAACAGATGTAGTTACATACTACGTGTTAATTATTAAAAGGTAAATTAACTTAACCTATTAAAACTGGTCATCAAAATCATCTGAACTAGATGCTGGGATATTCCCTGCTGTCTTAGTACCAGATGGTTTGTCGCCAACCATTCTAATGCTGCCTGTAAATCGAGGTACTACAACCTCAGTTACAATTCTGTTTTGATCGTTAGAATCTTTAAACTGTCTAGTTTCTAATTCACCTTCGACATATAATAAAGTTCCACTCTTGGCATATTTTTGCATAGTTTCCGAAAGTCTTGGATCCCACACAACAATTTTATGCCACACAGTTTTCTCTTGCCATTCACCATCTTTAGTCTTGTACTTTTTATTAGTAGCTAAAGATAGGTTAGCAAAAGATTCACCTTTTTTAGTTTGTTTTATTTCTGGATCTGCTCCCAGTCTTCCTATCAACATTACTTTGTTTATCATTGTTTAACTCCTTTGTATTGATTACAGTTATGTTAGTTGGTTTAGCATCAAACTTAGCTTTCATTTCTTGTACATATTTGTTGTTATCAAACAAACCAAGAAACACATCAGCACTGACACCTAGATGACTAAAACCTTTGGTCATAGCATCAGTCATTGCTTTTTTTGGTGCTTCATCATCTAGTCCACCATTCTTTTTGTACAATGCTTGTACTGAAGATACTGGCCCATATTGATTCCATTCTAAGTTAGGTTCTTTTCTGTATCTTATTGTTACTTCTGCAAACACATTTTTATCTGTGTATGTATAGT